ATCAGAGCATATACGAAACTGTGTACAAGCTCTGAATACTCACGATGATCCTAGACACAACCGCATGTACAATGAAGGATTCGTGTTAGGTCACCTGGCTTCGATCTTTGAGCAGGATCCCATAGCATATAGACAGTTCCTAGAACACTGTGAATCAATTGCCAAAACACGAGGTCGAAAGGTTGACATGCACCGCAAGTAGTGTTATAATAGTGTATGCTTAAAAAGCGTAGGTTATCATTATACAGAGCGGGAATCATGACACTACCAGACGAAAGATATCGCAGTTTACTTTGGGCGGACAGGCTGTTGAAGGATCTCTGTGATCCCAACACGACGCCACGAGTTCCTAAACAGATTAGACAGCGAGCTAGAGACTGCTTGCGGCATTGGCCCGACACTTACTATATAGATCGCTTGGCAGAAGAAGCTCCGGATATCATCAGCAGCGGCAAGCAGCAAACAGATCCCTTATATAGGATGGTCAAAGAACACACTGTTAAGTAGAATAAGGGCCTCTAGCTCATGTTGGTTAGAGCAGCGGACTCATAATCCGTTGGTGCCGTGTTCGACTCACGGGGGGCCCACCAAACACTGTATTAATAACAGCAGCACAGCAGCAGTCCTTAGCTCAGTTGGATAGAGCAACAGCCTTCTAAGCTGTAGGTCACTGGTTCGAATCCAGTAGGACTGGCCACTTAACAGCAGCATGACGAGAACAGTGCGCAGCGTACAGCAGCAGAGTTATCCACAGGTTGTTAACACTGTTGAAAATCACACATGTGGATAAGCTGTGGACAACTACGCAGCGAAATTTCGCGAACGAGAAACCCTAGAACAATCAGGGTCAAATGCCGTTTGGTTGACAGTCGAGCCAAAAGACCATATAATACGTGTATGGAAACAAAAAACACTCCCCGTAAGAAGCGCACCGACCGTAATCATATCATATATGAATTGCGTGTTGCTGGCGGCAACTACATAGGTGTCACAGCTAAGACTGAGACCACTATTAATAAGTCAGTTCTGGCTCGTGCAGCCAAGCACTTCTATCGTGCCAAGCGGGAAGCCAAAGATTGGGCCCTGTGCCATGCACTGCGGTCTTTGAACGACAAGAGCGAGATAGAAGTACTAGTACACGAAGTCATCCGTGGCAAAGCGGCTGCTCACAAGCGGGAAGTTGAACTACGTAGACAGTTGTCACCCACCCTTAACACAGACACAAGAGGAGATTGATATGTATACAGTTGAAGTCTATAAAACGGACAAGAGAACCAAAGTGGGCGAGCGCTTGGTCAAGAAGGTGGATCATTCCACAGCTGATCGTGGCGCCCTAGAGCATGTCTACAAGCACACCTACTTTCCCAGCCATGGTTACCGCTTTGAAATCCACGAGACCTATGTTACTCGAGTCAACATGATGGGTGGTGCTAGCTATCAAGAACGCTATGACACTCCTAGACACTGCTCACCTAGCTCAGAAGCCTACTGGAGCATGTAGGGGTTGACAGCCACCACAAAGGCTGCTATAATAGCGACATGTTAACAAAGGAGCGAACGATGAAGACATTAGAAAACTTTCTCAAGCAGAAGAATCACTGGAACTCATTCTTTAAGGGTCCCCAGTACAGTCTTAACAGTGCCGCAGACCGTCAGCGTGTAGCAGACATGATTGACTCTGCACTGAGCCCAGAGAATCTCACGTGCGATGGAGAGCTGCCTAGAGCAGAGGTCAACCGTCGCTACAAGGAACTGATGACAGCTGCCAAACAGCTCAAGAAGTACGATCCAGAAGTCAAGTTCTACGAATACGAAACGGAGATCTAAATGCGATACTACGACGAATTGGCCTCTTACCAGCGCGAAGGCTTTGAGATCATTGTGGACAAAAGCTACGAGGACTTGAACCCTCGTGACTGCTTTGACGAAAGCTGCACTGACATTGAAGAGATCATCAAGGACATCGACCGTGGCCACCTTGAATGGTTCATGCTGCGTGTACGGGCTTTGGTGGACGGTCACGAGCTGGGCTCAGCCTACTTGGGCGGCATGCTCTACGAAGATCCTACAGAGTGCTTGACTGACGGTTCAGCCGAGGACATGATCGCAGAAGCAATTGCAGACGCCAAGATAGAAGCCCTACGACTTGTAGGGTCTTTGCAGCGTGTGGTTGACACAGCAGCAGCATGAAGCTATAATAGACACTTACACACACTAAGGAGCGCGAGATGGGAACACGAAGCACAATTGCGTTAGAGTACGCAGACGGTACCGTTGGGCAAGTATACTGTCATTGGGACGGCTATCTTGAACACAATGGCATGATCCTCTACAAACACTATTCAGATCCGTTCAAGCTGCGCCAGCTGTTGGACATGGGAGACCTCAGCAGCTTGGGTGAACGCATTGGCACACAGCATGCCTTTGATCAAGCACCCGAGGGCGAGTGTACATTTTACAAGCGAGATCGCAAAGAAAACGGTGTCAGCCAAAAGATGTTCAAAGACTACGACGACTACTTGTCCAATCACCAGTTCGAAGAATACGACTACATCCTGCGCAATGACAATGGTGTGGCTGTTTGGTTTGTATCAGATCACGAAGGCAACTATGTGGTCTTGGCTGATGCACTTGCAGAGCACCTGCGTGAAACAGCCGAAGCAGAAACCCTAGAGGCATAAGGGTTATAATTGATAGGGGTTGACAACAGCCCCTATTTGTTATATAATAGAGACTTGTTAACACACACAGAAGGAGCGAAAGATGGCTACAATTGTTGAGATTTTGGAGGGTTCCTACGGTGCCCGCAAGAACATGGTATACCCAGGCATGCGCTTGGAGATGGTGAAGGACTTTGACGGCGAAGCTATCACCTGCTTGGCTGGTGAAGAGATCGAAAACGGACGCAATCCCAACAAGAAGATTCGTGTCAAGGTAGCAGGCTTGCAGGCCTATCGTGTGGTATCGCACATTGACAGCGAACCCGTAGGTGAGAACAGTTTGGTACAACTCAAGGTGGCTGATTCGGCTGTAGCACATATCAGCGATGAGGACTTGATTGAGAAGACTCGTGCTCGCTTCCAAGTACTTACAGACATGACCAAGGCTGTGAAAGCTGGCGATGTTCGTGCTATGATTGTGACAGGCCCTCCAGGTGTTGGCAAGAGCTTTGGTGTTGAAGAAGTACTCACCAAGGACGACTTGTTCAATGCATTAGGCGAGCGTAAGCCACGCTACGAGATCGTGAAGGGTGCTATGAGTGCCATTGGCTTGTATGCCAAGCTCTACGAGTTCTCAGCAGAGAAGAATGTTATCGTGTTCGATGACTGTGACTCTGTGTTGCTGGACGACTTGAGCCTGAACATCTTGAAGGCCGCTTTGGACAGTAGCAAGAAGCGTACTATCAGCTGGAACACAGACTCACGCCTGTTGCGTTCAGAAGGCATCCCAGATCGCTTTGAGTTCAAGGCAGGCGCTATCTTTATCACTAATATTAAGTTTGAGAATGTACGCTCTAAGAAGCTACAGGATCACTTGGGTGCCTTAGAGTCACGCTGTCACTACATTGACCTGCAAATGGACACAGACCGTGAGAAGGTGTTGCGTATCAAGCAGATCGTAGCAGACGGCATGTTGGATCACTACGAGCTAGCAGACATTGCCAAGGACGAGGTTGTGGATTTTGTGCAGACAAACAGGGCTAAATTGCGTGAGCTCAGCTTGCGTACGGTGCTCAAGGTTGCAGACTTGCGCAAGAGCTTTCCTAACAACTGGATGAGCATGGCAGAAGTAACTGTTATGAAGCGAGGTTAATATGACAGCGGACATCACAGGGTGCCAGTACATTGGCCCGGAGCAGAAGGAGTACCCGTTCAAGATGTGTGGTTGCAAACCCTTCCCGGGTCGTGTATACTGTGAAGAGCATATCTGGACAGTGTACAAGAAAGGTACCAGCTCGGGTAACAAACGAAAGATCGCAGCCATCGAGAAAGAGCTGGCTGAGATCAAACTGATTGAAGAGGTCGAGGAGATCCTAAATGATTAAAATTGCATTGGCTGTTGTGTTCATTATATTCCTGTTGGCTATTGGGCCGTTCCTGGTTCTGTGGTCGTGGAATGTGTTGTTCGGGGCAGCTCTCATGATTCCTTACAATTTGGAGACATGGTGTGCTACCGTTTTGATTGGTGCCTTCCTTCGGGCAAATGTCACCGTTAAACGGAAAGATTGAGGTTGCATTGCTCACAGCGTTCACTTATACTAGTAGAACGCTGTGAGACACAGCTATACAGAGGAAACTTAAAATGAAGAGAATTAATTTAGAAACCAAAACAGGCAAGATCTTTGCCGCCCTACAAAAGGGTGAGAAGTTGACAGCCAGCGACGCCGCAAAGCGTTTCGGTGTTAAGAACTTGTCAGCAGAAGCTTCACGCATCCGCCAAGCAGGTTATGCCGTGTATGCCAACAGCCGCAAAGCTGGTAATGGTGTTCAGGTAACTGAGTACGAATTGGGTCGCCCAAGCCGTGAGATCGTTGCACTTGGCTACATGGCCAAGAGCCTAGGTCTTACCCTGACAGCCTAAGTAGGTTATCAAACAGGCAAGCCGATTCGCTCCCGGGGCGCTAGTTTGGGGTGTTGTAGAAATACAACACCTTTTCTCTTTTCTGGCACTTCAATCATTTCGGTTGACAACTTCCCTGATCGGCTATATAATAACGACATAGACAACAAAACGGAGCGAACGATGTTTACATCAGATCAAGTTTGGGGCCTGGCAGTAGCAGCAGATCGTATCAACGGTGGCTACTTCAAGGAAGATGTTTATGTCTACGAGGGTGAATGCCGCAAGCGCACCACCCAGGCCAACAAGCTCATGCTCAAAGAATGGCTTCGTACAGGCGCCCTCACTGAAGCCACAGAAGCTGACATCGAGAAGGGCCGTGAGGTTCGCAACTACTTCAACGGCTTCTTGCTGAAACAGATCTCGGGCAAGATCAACGAGTTTGAACAGCAGGCCCTCCGTATCGCACAGATGGATGAGTTCACTGGCAAGAACATGTTGGAGTTCGCCATCGTAAGCTGCTTGCCTAGTGTAATGATCCGTGATCAAAGCCGCAATGAGCTGGCCCGTGAAGTCCGTGCTTCTACCCAATTGCAGGGCGCTGTAGGTGACAAGATCCAAGGCGAGATCGAAGTGGTCAAGTGCTACTACAGCAAAGACTATGACAAGTATAGGGTTACTGCTAAACTGGTTGACAGTTTCGTAGATTTCTGGTATAATAGTAACTTAGAAGCAGGGCAGAAGTTAACGATCAAAGCAAAGATTAAAAGTGTTCGTGGCGATAACACAACACAATTAAACTTCGTAAAAAGAGCTTGACAACTGTGGTGTTTGGTGTTATACTAATAACACTGAGAAAGCAACTTTAACTGAGAAAGAAAGAGGTCTTAA